CTGTTGGACCAGCCGCTCCGGCGGGCCCCGTTGGTCCTGTCGGGCCGGCCGCACCGGCCTGTCCGCTGGGCCCCGCAGGTCCTGTCGGGCCGGTGGGGCCGCCTGCCGGTCCCGTGGGCCCCATTGGCCCCGCGGGACCTGTGGCTCCGGTTTCTCCTGTCGGGCCTGTCGGTCCCGTTGGCCCGGCTTCTCCGGCAGGGCCTGTCTGCCCCTGGGCTCCTGTGGGGCCGGTGGGACCTGCCGCTCCGGCCGCGCCTGTCGGTCCAACCGGCCCAGTTGGTCCGGTTTCTCCAATGGGACCTGTCGGCCCCTGTGCTCCTGTGGGTCCGGTGGGACCCGTCTCCCCGGTCTCTCCCTTCAGGGATGCCAGGTATTCCTCCTCCGTTCCCTTGAAGCCGTGCTTCACCGCAAGGCCGTAGGCCGAAAGATAGTAGGGAGGGTTGTTGTACGGCGGTCCGCCGCGCTCACTCCACCTCATGCCGTCTCGCCTCCTCGCCGTAATATCCCTCCGCAGGATCGTATAGCTGGCAGAACCAGCACACAAACGCCGTGTACGCGCTGTTGTAAATGGTCATGGAGTCCGCGTACTTGTTATACTCTCCGTTCTCCGCGTCGATCCTGGCCTGCAGATACAGCGGATAGAGATCGTCGTAGGGAGGATCCACCAACAGCTCCCGGTCCATATCCGCCGGATATTGCAAGTCCAGCTCCCGGATCTGCGCCGGCGCCATCAAAAAGACCTCCGCCTGCAGGCAGCCTTCCATGCGGCGCAGCCACTGGAACTTCGTCTCCTCGCTGAAAGCGTTGGGTTTCACGGCATCCGCCGCCGCGATGGCATCCTTGACCTTCATTCGTATCCGCCTCCCTTGTTTCCCACATAGAAGCGCATGTTCTCCAGCAGCCGCGGGTTGTCCGGTTCCTCCAGCAGCGCCTGCTCTCCGTATGCTCCTGCCGCCCGCAGATCCCCGATCCGGTAGCAGGCATACGCCATGGCGTCCCAGGGATAGGCGCCCCAGGCCCTGTCCTCGTTGATATAGAAGCCGGACCGTTCGGTGATGTCCACGGCCCGCCGGCCGTAGTAGACCACGCCCTCCCAGTCCTCCGCCGCGTAGGCTGCCTCCTGCGCCTGTACCCAGGGCTCCCGCAGCTCCGGTGCCTCTGCGATGGCCCGCAGCGCCCACACCATGCCCTGCCGCCTGTCGCCCATAGACAGATAGCACCGGGAGAGAAAGCGCATGGAGGCGCACCGCTCCGGCTGCCACACGGCTCCGGGCATTTCCAGGTGGCGCTTCAGCACCGGGATGGCCTCCGCGTACAGTCCGTGGAACATATACTCCCGCCCCAGATAGTGGGCGTTCCGGTCGTCCTCCGGATCCTCCCGGACGGACAGTTCCAGCAGCGGCAGATACTCCGCCCGGCTTTTCTTCGGGTCCGGATAGTGCTCCAGCACGATCTCCGGACATACCGCTGTCTTCCAGGTGCGCTGCCCGTCTGTCCTCCGCAGCACTTCATGTACCGGATGATGCCAGCGGAACACGCCGGGGGCGTGGATTTTCTCCTGCAGGAACGTAGTGCCCGGCGTTCCGCGGGGGCCGAAGCTCCAGATATAGGTGTACCGGAGCTGTTCTGCTCCCGGCTCCCAGGCATTCTCCAGCAGCTTCCGCCAGCCGGGCCGAAACACCTCGTCCAGGTCCGTGCACACGCAGATGTCCGTGTCCGGCGGGATCAGCTCCATGGAGCGGTTGCGGGCCGCATCAAACCGCCAGGGGCTGACAGCCTCCTGCCGCACCACGGCGCCCCGGTCCGCCAGCTTTTCCACGGTCCGGTCCGTGCTCCCGGTGTCCAGCACGCACACCCAGTCCGCCTCCCGCATGGAGTCCATCCAGCGGTCCACGAACTGCTCTTCGTTTTTGGCGATGGCGTACACGCAGATTTTCATGGTTGCCTCCTTGTGGAAAAGCGGGCGGAGGCGTACCTTCGCCCGCTTCGGGTGTTGCTTAGTCGGGGAGCTCTTCTCCCGTGGAGATGCCGCCGATGGCGGCGAACCGCCAGTCGTTGAACGTGGCGTTCCAGCGGGAACGGCCCCGCCACACGTTGGCGTCGGTGTTCTCGTCGATGGTGCTCCGCACCGCCAGCGGAATCCGGTCGTTCCACACAGCGCCGCCGTACTGCTCGTTGTACTTGCTGTCCAGCAGGATCCAGGGCGCGGTGCCGGCCGTGATGAACTTGTTCAGATAGGGCCAGCAGATCACGGTCCAGCGGCCGAACTGATAGTTGAAGGCGTTGTTGCTGGTGGCCGGGTCCTTGTCGGCGCCGATGGCCGCGAACACATCCTTCTTCAGGCTGGCCAGATCGGGGATCAGGATGGTGTCCGGGGACACGTCCAGAATCTCCTCCGTGTCGCCGCAGAAAATCTGCATGGCCGTCTCCATCTGGCCCAGGGCATCCACGGAGAAGGCGTCCTTGAACAGGTTGCACTGGGCGGGGCCGGACACCTTGGCGGGGTGTGCCGCGGAGAACAGCGGCTGGCCGTCCGCCGTGGTGATGTCAAAGGTCTTGCCCTTGAACTGCGCCGTAGTGGCCGCCTTGATGGCGCCGCCGTACAGGGCCGCGCCGAACAGTTCCCGGGTCCGGTGATAGCTGGTCATAAAGGCCCCCGGCTGCTTGCGCAGGTCCATCAGCTTGGAGTCCTCGATCATCTCCTTGGAGATGGAGAAGGAATCCTTCCAGGTCTCATACACCAGCAGCTTCTGATAGCCCTCCTGCATGGAGTCCTCGGGATAGGCGCCGTTCTCACCCACGGGCTCAAAGCCCGCCATGGCGGTCATGCTGGTCAGCAGGTCGCCGTAGTTCTCGGATGTACCCATCAGGAACAGCCGCTCCACGACGCTCTCCTGCTCGAAGGCCTCGCCCCGCTTCTCCAGGAACATCCGGATGGGGGCCTGGCACTTGCCGTACACGCTGTCATTCAGGCCAGACCCCTCGGAAAATGTAAGTCTAATAGGCATTGTCTTGTTTCTCCTTTCTCGGCAGGTCGGTGATTAGCCACCGCCGCCCGCCGCGGGCTTCGGGTCCACGAATCGGCCGCGAACGATGCTGCCTGCCGTGGTGCCGTCCAGGCTGACCACCTCAAAGGTGCCGTCCCCGGCGCCCACCTGCGTGCCGCCGCTCTTGACCACCAGCCGACTGCCCGCCACGGTGCCCGCGGCCGCCGCCTGCAGGGTGGTCTCATAGATCACGTCCCGGCTCGTCCGGGACACGGGGATGGGGGTCCCCGCGGTCTCCACCTTTACCTCCGCGTTGCAGATGTAGGGGGGAGTGGTATCCAGGTCCGCCGCCACGGCCTCCAGATGGCCGGTGGTGGCGTCCAGGTTCAGGGCCTGCCCCACGTGGTAGGTGCCGGCCTCCGCCGGCAGATACTCCCAGGGGAGCACAGCCCCGTTGTCGCTTTTCCAGGGCTGAAACATGGTTTCCTCCTTTTCACGCTGCCTCGGTCTCCCGGGGCGCCGCTCATTTCTTGTGCTTGTTGTACCAGGCGGTGATCTCCGCCTCCGTGGCCGTCGGATTGAAGAGCTTGAATGCCTGCATCTCGTCCGGCGGCACCGTGGCCGCCCCGGTCCCCTGGGGGGTCCCGGTGCCGGTCAGGTGGTCCTTGCCCCTGGCGTTGTTCATGGCCTGCTGCCGGGCCGCTTCCGCCCGGGCCGCCTGCAGCCGGTCAAAGTTGGCCAGCCGGTAGGCGTCCAGGAAGCTGTTGCCCTTGCGCACCAGGTCGTAGAACGCCTTGGCGTCGGGCATGGACAACAGGTCCTCCACCGTGTTGATAGCGGGGTCCAGCTTGTGGATTTCCGCGAGCTCCGCGTCCACCCGGGCCTTGGCCTCAGCCTGTCTGCGCTGCTCGTCCTCCGCCGCCCGCTGCTCCTGCTGCTTTTTCAGCGCCTGGATCGCCGGCGTCTGTTCCACCGCGGACCGCAGGGCCTCCGGTGTCAGCTTCCCGGCCTTCAGGTCCTTCTGTAGTCTGGCGGCTTCATAGTCCGCCTGCCAGGCGTCAAACTCCTCCAGGGTGGTGATGGGCTTGCCGGTGACGGTGTTTTTCATCCCCGCCTTGGCAAAGAAGGCCTCCATCTGCCCTTTGGTTCTGGCCCTCTCGTCCTCCACCGCCATTTTCACGGCGGCGTCAATGGCGGCCTGCTGCTCTTCCCGCCGCCGGCGGGCTGCATTCTCCGCCCGCTGGGCAGCCGTTTGAGGCTCTGCCTCATTACGGATGCCGCGTCCCCCTTGCGGGGGCTGCTCCTTGGTCTGCTGGGCGGGCTCTCCTTCCTGCCCGCCCTCTGCCTGGGACGCTCCGGAAACGTCCCTGGCACCGCCGGCGCCGCCCTGGGCCCCACCGTCTCCCTGATCCCGGGAGGGGTCCTGCTCCTGGGTCTGCGCCGGCTCCTGGGCTTCGCCCGTTCCGGGCTCCGTGCCCCGTGCCTGTCCTTCCTGCGCTCCCGGTTCGGCGGCTCCCGGTTCGTTCCCGCCTGCGGGCTGCTCCAGCCCGAACGCAGCATACAGATCGCTCTCTTCAAATCCGGCCATAATGCCTCCGTTCCGGCCTCTGGCCGGCTGCCATTTTCCCGCTGTTGGCTTGCGTAATGGTGGGCCACTCCCGGCCCCGGATTATTCGATCTCCGTTACTTCTTGCCGCTCCGGAGGTCGTTGCCCGTCTTCACTGTGCCCTTCTTGGACACAGTGGTCTGGATGGGGGCCTGTACCACCTGGGGCCCGGAGTTCTTGATCCGGCCCACGTAGCCGAAGCCGCCGCGCTTGCCGCCGTTCTTCATGCAGGTGCCGCCTCCTTTCTTGCAGATTGAGATTTTCCCGCGTTCTCATGCGTTCGTCCTCACGGACTCCATATCGCTCAATTCCCCGTGCACGGGGAATATCGCTCACTCCGTCGTTCGTCCTCTTCCCACCACGCCCCGCGTGGTGGGGGCCCTTTTACCTACCCGTCGGCGTCTGATTGCCTTGGTTGACTGTGGATGCGGCGTCCCGCCGCCCTCGCTGCTGGGCCTGCATGGCCAGTATCTGGAGCTGTATCTGCTGGGCCTGGGCGGCCTGCTGCTGTTCCCGCCGCAACCGCTCTTCCAGGTATTTCTTGGTGGACCCGGCCCCGGGGTAGTGCAGCTCCTCCATCTTGCTCCAAAACAGGATCAGCGTCTCCGTGCTGCTGGGATCGCCGAATGCCCCGGTCTGCAGGTTCATCCGAGTCTCCTGCCACATGGCCTCCCGGTTGGAAGCCAGCGGGGCAGAGGTGTCACAGCTGAACAGGAACTGGTCGTCCCAGTAGAACTGCCCATCCTCGTCCTGCTTCAAGAAGTCGTACCGGCTGATCTCCTCAAAGACCGTGTTCCCCTCGTTGTCCTTGTAGCTGATGGGCCGGGGCTCGTCCGAGTACGCCAGCCAGAACTTGAACATCAGCTCGAACAGCTGGGCGTATGCCGCCTGCTTCATGGTCCGCTTGCTCTCCAAGCGCCCCGCCGCCTGTGCGGCGGAAAACTCCTTGGCCTTTCCGCTGGTGGCCGTTGGGTCCGTCCGGCCCTGGAAGCTGTCTGTGATGCCCAGGACCTGCCGGGCCTCTTCATAGACCGTCGCCAGGTACGTCAGCTCGTACTGCAGGTCTCCGGAAAACTGGTACACGTCGATCATGGCCTTGTCGGCCGGGGAATCCAGGAACCATCGCTCTCCGTCCACCGGGTCCGTCCGCAGCGTCGCTTTGGCCGGCAGCGTAATCCGGGTCCCTGCCTTCACCAGACGGTCGATGATCTTTTTTTCCATGCGGTTGGTGGTGTTCTGCTGGTCCTCAATCACGTCCACGTCGCTGTTTCCCAGCAGTTGGCCATAGACGCTCACGCTCTTCTGCAGCACCACCGGGAACACGTCCGGCCGGTAGAAAGGGATCCGGGTAGGCCGCATGACCGACCGGCCGTTCTCGTCGATCTCCGGATGCTGGCCCGGAATCGTCAGGCCGGAACTGTTGGTGATGGGCAGGATCACTTCTTCGTACTCCTGCTCTTTGGTGGTCCAGTTCGTGCTCCCGCACCATGGGCATGGTCCGCCGTCGTACCGTTCTGCCTCAGCCTCCGGCGGCTCTGCTGCCACCTCCGCCGCCATGGCTTCCAGGCCTCCGCCGATACCGGCCGCCACCTCCTGCGCCAGCTGCAGGGCCAGGGCCCGGCCCGCGATCTGCTTCCTGGTCTCCGCTGTCTCCGCCACGGCCTGCCGGTTCTGGATGATCTGCCCGGGGAGGGGGCGTACCCGGCCGCAGTGGGCACAGACCGGCACACGCCGCGCCTGGTAGTTCTCCAGGTCCTCCAGCTCGATGTCGTTGACCCACACATAGCGGTCGATCCCGCCCTGGTCGTTTTTGGCGTAGCCGATGTACATCGTCACAGCGTCGTCCGCCGTGTCTTCATCGCCGGTGCCCCGCACCTGGGGCTCCTGCTCGCCCTCGTTTTCCACATTCACGCCGTACCGGCGCCGGATGCTCTCCTTCGTGGCGGCCTGGCGGACGATGAACCAATCCATGTCCTGGATGCCGGTGTAGATGCCGGGCTGCGGGGCGAACTGCTTCGGATGCAGCATCGCCACTTCCTCTTCGCCTACCGTGTCGTGGGTCCGCTTCCGGTTGTCCCAGGCCACCAGGAAGCCTACGCCGCCCTGGATGGGGACTGTCCGCTCCGCCTGGTCGTTGATGGTCTCGAAGGGCAGGCGGTCCAGCTCGCAGCGCAGCCAGTGCTCGATCTTGTCTGCCAGCCCCTCGTCCTCCTTCCGCCGCGGCGTCACCTTGGGGGAGGGAATGGCGGAGGAAACCTGACTCTCAATGTTCTCAAAGACGATATTCCGGATATGGGGAGCCTTCTGCCCCTCATCCCCCTTTGTCAGGGCGCGGAGCTCCCGGTCCCCGCTGTACAGGTGCTCCCGCCGGTCCATGCGCTCCATCTCCGGCTTCCAGGCTGCGTCGCTGTCCGCCAGCCTCCGCTGCCAAATATCCAGTTTTGCCGGCCTGACTGCCGCTTTTCTCGTTTTCATCGTGCTCTCCTATCTCCGCGGGGTACCCCAGAGTTTCAGCAGGAGCTCCCGCCCCTGGGGGTCCGCCCGGTCAAAGTCATCCCACATATCCTGCGTCCACACGGCAGTCCCCGCCGCCGCGGTCCGCTCCACGCTGGTCCGCTGCTGAACCCTGATCTTGTGGGCAATGGCCAGCGCCATCACCAGATCGTCGTGAGCGCCCTCTTCCGCCTGTGGTTTCCAGTTTTCGTCATAAATGAACGTCAGCATCTCGCCCAACGTCTCGTAGTCATTGATGGTCTCCAGGTGCTCCCTGGCCGCGTCTTTCAGCCCATCCACAATCACCGGCCTGGTGACGGTCGTGGTCTCAAAGCCAAAGGCCGGCACCATCTTTCCGGTGTAGTTGTCCAGGCGCTCCCGCACGTACAGGTTCGGGTATCCCAAATCCTCCAGTTTCATCTCCGGGTACGTGGAGTAGTTGGTCTCCACACCGATCAGGGCGGTGTTGTAGTACATCCCCAGGCAGTACATCTGCTCGGCGTACATCCGCTCCCCAAACTGGTGGTGGAGCACCGCCACCTGCTCTCCCGTCCGGTTGTCCAGCACCTGGCCCACAAACCAGTCGCTTCCGGTGCCGGCAGTGTCCCCGCCGATCACATAGGGCACGCCGTTCTCCGGCTTTTTCAGGATGCGGACAGCGCCTCTTGGGTCCCGTACCCAATCCCAGCCGACGATTTTTCCAGCTGCGTCTTTCCTGGCACGGAACTCGCCCCGTTCCCAGGGGAGCTCCCGCACCTGCTCCCGCCGCAGCACGATCTCCGCCTTGTCGAAGACGCAGCGGCCGGTGGAAATAAACGCCTCGTCCGGTGTGGACGGGTACTCCTGATGAAACAGATCCAGGTCTCCGCCGCAGTTAGCGGCGATGCACCACCGCCGCCAGGCCAGCTGCTCGTCGTCCAGATGGAAGGTTTCGGCCAGTTCCTGCTCCTCCGGCGTCCGTTCAAATCCCGGGGGAGGGGTCCGGCGGTATTCCTCCATCTCGTACCAGGCAAAGAAGATGGGCAGGTAGCCGTCCTCGCCCCGCCGCTGGGCTTCCACCGCCGCGTCCCACCGATTTTTGAACTCGTCGTATCCGTTGGCGGTGGATTCGATGATAATCATGGTCCCCGGCTTGTCCGGCACCGCCTGGGACAAACCCGCCAGCGTCTCCCGCTTGTCTCCCGGCCAGAAGGCGAACTCGGACAGGTGGAGGCACCGGAGCGTGGCAGATCGGCCGACACCGCTGCCGCCTGCCGTGGCGCACTTGATGGAGCTCCCCAGGCCCGGCCGGCGGCCCTTGTAGTGGGCCGGCTTATCAAAGACCAGCTCGTGGGCGTTGCTTGCCTTCCGCATGGGTTTCATCGGCTCCGGCAGATTCTCGTAGTAACGCAGGGACATTCGGAACAGGTTGGCGGTGGCCTCGTCTTTGTGTGCGACGATCATGCAGTCGGTATAGAACCGGGTGGCCGTAATAGCGAAAATGATGGCCTCCGTCAGGGTGGAAAACCCCATCTGCCGGGCTTTGAGGACGATGATCCGCACCGGCTTTCCGGCGTCCCACTGGGATTTGACCGCCTGGTACATCCGATCCTGCGGCTGATTGAGCCGCAGCGGCATCAGGGTTCCGTCCTTCGTGCGGATTTTCAGGAACGTCTCGATATACTCCCGCACGTTCAGGATGTTCATAAACTGCCACCCCCGCCGGCCTCTTCCAGCTTCTGCAGGTATTCCTCGATCCCCTTGCTGGAGAAGTCCAGGTCGTGCCGCTCCCGGTATCCGTAGTTGTTTTCCAGGTTGAAGACAATTCCCTTGATGTCTTTGCCGGGCCGCGTCAGCAGCTCCCGCTCGTTCCACGCCTTCATCCGCTCGTAGACCTGCTGGGTGATCTCCACGAACTCCGGGTTTTTGTCCGGGTCCCGGTAGTTGGCCCAGGTGCTCCGGTCGATCTCCAGGAACTCGCACAGCGCCGCGATCTCCGGCGGCACGATGTACTCTGTGACCCAGACTTCCTCTTCCAGGGAGTTCTTCACCGGCACCTGTTCAAAAATCATGTGCCCTTTGTCGTCGTACCGGCCGGTGGGCACTGGCTCTGTGATGCGCACCTTCCGGGTGATGGAAGCAAAATACCGCTCTACATCCCTTTTAAGCGTCCGCGGCGTGTACTTTCTGGGCCTTCCCACGTCCTCGTCACCTCCGCATCTCCCGCCCCGGTCTCTAATACCAGTATAACAGGGTGACCATGCGTCGAACCGTCAACTTTTTGAGCGCAAAAAAACGCCTGTATCCCTTGTCCTGCAAAGGATACAGGCGCATTGTCCCCTCGCGCGCGCAGGTGCGCGCGTGTACGCGCGTGCGAGGGCATACCCGCCCCCGTGCGCGCGTTGTCGTGTCGAAAAATTCCACGGCTTTCAGGCCCGAGGAAAATTCCCGGGCCTCCACCGCCTATTCCGTTTTTCCCGTCCTTCCAGGCGGCCGTCGTCCTCGCAAAGTCCGCTTAGCTCCGTTTCCTCCTGTGGAGATTGGGCAGCCGTCGGGAGCTTTGCTTCCATACGGATGCCGCATACCCCTTGCGGGTAAAACTCCGCCCGCTTCCTTGCACCCCAAGGGCACTTCCGCGCCCCTATTCGGGGCTTGGGCGCTCGTCCTCTTCCCGCCGGACCCGCTCCGCTGGGCTCCGGCGGGAACCCTTCTGCGGTTCTCCGGCAGGATGTACCGAATGTACTGGGACAGGCCGGGGTGGTACGCCTCCCGAAACAGTAGCACGCCGCCCTTCGGCACGCGCACCTCCGCCTCGCTCATGGCGATCCGGTCCTTCGGCTCCACCCGGAGCAGATTCCGGCTGGAGATGTACTTCTTGTGATCCGGCACCCGCCGCACCTGCCGGATCAGGTAGGAGGCCAGGGGCGTGTAGTCCATCTGCGGGGAGAGTGGCTTCCAGTCCACGCCGCCCAGGCCCGCCCACTTTTCCACGAACACGTCCCGCACCGCCTGGTCTACCACCAAGTGATGATGCACCCGTACCGTCTCCCCGGTGTCTCCGTCCATGTCGGAGGTGACGGCCACGTACCGCAGCGGGAGTCCCAGCTTGTCCAGTTCCCGCTTCACCCGCCGGATCATCAGCTGCAGCTCGTGCTCTGCCGCCGCCCGCATGGTGTCCAGCCGCTCTTCCTCGGTCTCCATGGGCAGGCCCTGCCGGAGAGCCCAGGCCTCCAGCCGCGCCAGTCCCTCGTCCGAATAGTCCAGGCCCACCAGCAGGTCGCCCTCTGTGAAGTTCGCGTTGAGCAGGCGGGCCAGCGCCTTCTCCGCGCTGTACTCGTTCTGTGCCTGCTTCCGGGCGGCGTCCCGCAGGCGGCGCTGTGATCTCGTGGGGCGGGCACCTGGGACGAAAAATTTTGTTTTTTCTCCCACGTTGCCCGCCTCATACGTCCGGACGATCCAGTACCCATCCATGTCGTCCTCGCCTCCTCCATATCGCTCACCCTGCCGCCCGCGGCAGGTCTCACTCATTCCGGGGCTCGTCCTCTCCCCACCACGCGGGGCGTGGCGGGGTCCCCCATTGCCTCTTTCTGCTTTTATCTGCTTTATTGGTGAAAACTTAGGCCCTTACCAAGCCCACATTCGCGCGTGCGCGCGAATGTTAATATGTATATGATCCGGAAAGCCTTTTCGTCTGATCGTCTACGCAGGGCCCCTCGTTGGTGCCGTCCCCAGCATTGACGGCGGCACATTTTGGCTCCCCTCCACTTCGGAGGACCTCAGTGCTCGTGTACTGGCGGCCAGGGCGTTGGTGGCTTTTTGATGTGACTTAAACCGGAATCTCGTTTTGCAGGCCCCGCCCGGCTCATGCGCCCGCAGCGCGGCATAGAATCCCCCACCGCCGCTCTCTCCACGTAGGAACGCAGCCGTCAACACGGACGGCAGGGGAGGGGCCCGGCTCACCTCGTCGCCGCAAAGTCCGCTCGGCTCCGTTTCCCTCGCCGTCACAAGCTCCGCATCCCTCGTTCCGGCCATTCTGGTCAGAACTCGCTCACTTCGCTGCTCCGGCTCTCCCCACCACGCAGGCGTGGCGGGGACCCCAATGCGAAAACAATGCCCGCTCCCTTGCGTCTCCTCTCCCCACTGCGCGGGGCGCAGCGGGGTCCCCTTGATCTTCGGAGCACCCGCTTTCGCGGGCGTGACCCTTACCGGGATGTGGTCATAGATAAGGGGAAGACGCAGGCCGCCGGGAGTGACCCGGTTGCCTGCATGTCAAATCTTCCGTGGGAACGCCTCGTAGTATCTCCGCACGGCTCGTTCCAACGTAGAGGGGGAGAGGTGGTGCCGCAGGCAGACCGCCTGTGCGCCCGCGTCCGTTGTCACAAACTCGAACAGCGCCTGGTAGTTTTCTTTCCCGGCGGCGATACACAAATTCAGGATCTTCTCCTGTGTCCGCTTCGGTAACTCCCAGTAAAGCAGGGAAGTGAAGTATATGTATCCCTGCCACTCATAGCTCACCGGAATGGACTTCTTGTACCGAAACACCCGCGGCACCTCCTTTCGTTTATGTTTTCCGCCTTTTCTGCACGATCTGGTTTCGCTCATACTCCGTTGTGCCGGCCATCAGCTGGCCGTAGGAGAGCCCGCGGCGCTTGGCCTCCGCCGCCATCGCCGCCAGCCGTTCGTATTCCCTGGATCGCCGCTTCACGTGCCCGCCTCGCTCTCTCCCTGGACCGGGCCCGCCGCGCCGCAGCCGCCTTCTCCAGGTGGGCGCCGTACCGCCGGCCCATCTCCACCAGCAGCCGCTGCTCGATCTCCAGCAGTTCTTCCTTCGTCTGCATCCGCCCACCTCTCTTTCTCGATCCGCTCCTCCAGCCTCTGTAACTTTGCCTGCATCCAGATCCCCCAACCCGGAAACAGCAGCTTCATTTGGTTCAAGACGATCTGCACATCTGCTATCTCTTCCTCCACGTTCTTTACGAGAAACAGAGGCTCCGTGATCTCGTGTTTCTTTGCTCTCCGCAGTTTCAACAGTGCTTTGGAGAGCTCCGCCATCTCTTCCAGCATCATGTCAATCTGCGCCTGCTGCCCATACATCACCAGGGCATCCTGCAGGACTGGCCGCCGGACAGCGGCCTCTTGGATCATTCCGCCGGCCTCTCCCATGGCCGGGGCTTCAACGGCAATCTGGATGCACGCTCTCAAAGTCTCCATATCTGACCGGAATGCAAGACAAGAGCCCAGGTTCCTCAGATTCCGAGCCCTCTCCGCTTGCCGCTTCACTTCCCGGTATTTCTCCAGGAGCGGCCGCGCCACGTCAACCCTCCGAATCAGCTCGTCCATATCTTTCTCCTCCTCCAAAGCTCCATAGTATCGAATCTTCTCAAATCAAAATCCATTCCAAATCTGCATTCCGCAGTATTCAAAGCACTCAGCGTCGTTGCAATCCTCGTCGGTCAGATCCATGAGCCGCTTTCGACTTCTCGATATGAACAAGTCGGAATCCATAGGCGGCTTCGGATTTTTGTCCCGCAGCAGTTCATCGACGCCCACAACCTGGGCGTATTGCTCCGGCTCATTCTCCCGCAGGAATTTGAAGAAGTAATTCTTGTGGAACGGGCAGAACGAGCAGGCCGAAGCCTTGGTCTCCAAGCCCCATACATCCTTGATGTAGGCAAAGTTATCCGCCCGGGTCAGACCCATCTCCACCAAGGGGAACTTGTTGACGAACATGGGGTTGGGGCTCTCCTTACACCGGCGTGACTCCTCCGCGCTGAAGCCCATGTGCATCTCGTGGGCCTTCTTGTCTTCCTCCCGGAGCCGCTGCCCCTTTTTGTAGCCAAGCAGCTCCCACCGGACGTACTTGGAGATCAGCTCTACCTTGTAGTCGATGGTGCAGTTGCGAGGCATCTTGCTTTTGTGGCCGTCCTCCTTGATGGTCCACCACGGGATGCTGATCGTCCGCCTTTCCCCGAAATTCTCCATAAAGTCGGTGTAGAGCGGAGAATCCAGAATCACAAGTGGCACCCCGCAAGAATGACCGGCGTTTGCCAGGAATTCGACCTGCTTTTTCACCCAAGGCGGCTCGAATCCCAAATCGCAGAATATGGATATGTCGTAAATCGGCACCTGGGGCCATACAGGCGGTTCTCCCCGTATCTTTGCCAGGGCGTTTTCGCAGCTCATCAGATGCAGGGCCGATGACTGCATCCCGGCGCCGCATGATAAGATCTTCACACCTCAATCCCTACCCCTCCGCTGGCTGCTGGAGCCATCGTTTGATGCAGGCCAGCAGACGATCTTCCGTGCAGGGGCGTGGGTATCCCTTACTGCTGACGCATCCACCCTTCATGTCACACCACCGAGTGGAAATATCCTCAAACTTTCCCGCCTCCATTTCTGCCCGCCAGCGGCGCAGAATCTCTTGCGCCAGTCTGTCATCGTCCATGGCCCGGATTTTACCCCCATTGGTGATGGTTGATG